GGTCCCCAGGCGCTCCTTGGGACGGCTCGACATGGCAATGTAGCCGTCCGCGCCCTCGGTCGGCTCGGTCTCGTCGCTGTCGTGCTCGGCGTTGAAGAAGTCGCCGTCGCCGGTGCCAGTAAGCAGCGCGCCGGCCGCCGTGATTGCCAGAAGGTGTGCAGCGTATCCGCCCTGTTGCGACATCGTCGTCTCCTTGCTCGGGCGTGGCCCGGATCAGTTCCCGTAGTCCCCGTGAACCACTACGCCTTGAGCGAGACCGCCATGTCGGCCACCACGTGGATGCCGCCGCTCGTCTGCCACGAGGCCTTGATGCCACGGAAGATGCGGTTGCTCACGTCGCTCGGCGCCTGGTTGGCCACCGTCGGCACCGTGTAGCTGTCATCGAAGCTCTTCTTGACCAGCGCGCCCGACGACACGTAGCGATCCTCGACCTTCTGGAACACGGCCAGCAGCGCCGCCACACCCTGGTCGGTGTAGGGCACCTTCTTGGCCTTGTTCAGCACTTCCATCAGGCCGGTCTGCAGTTCGCTCTCGATGGCGTCGGCCAACTGGATCTGGTCGGCGAAGTACGGCGTGCCGGGGCTGGACTCGGCCGCACACGTGCCGGGGAACGTGATGGAAAAGCCCAGCTCCTTGGCGTACCAGTTGCCGCGCTGGGTCTGGATGTAGCCGCGCTGCGCCGTGGTCAGCGTGTCCGGCAGTACGCCGGTCAAGGTCTTGTGCGCCCAGGTGGCGCTGCCCGGGTCGCTCGGCAGCACCTTGCCACACCACGCCGCGTCGGCCGGGATGCTCGCCGCCGTCGTCTCGACCTGGCGCGCGGTCGGCCGCGGAGCCGCTCCGCCCGTGAAGTACGCATCGGTCATCAGCTGCTCGACCAGCGGGGCCGCGGCGGTGATCTCGATGTAGTCGTACTCGCCCGAGCCCAGCGGCGCGCCGGTGGTCGTGCCCGGCGTCGCGGTCGAGATGGCCGCCGTGGCAGCGAGCTCGGTGGCGATGGCGCCGATCATGCCGTTGTGGGTCGTGATGATGGCGCCGTCGAAGTGGACCTCGGTGATCGACGTGCCATTGATCTTGCAGTTGAACCTGTTGCCCGACACCGTGAGCTTGTCGAAGTAGATGCGGGCGACCTGGGCGGTGGCGTTCTGGTAGATCGCCATGGTACGCGCCCGGGTGGCCTGGAACAGCGCCGACAGCACGCTCTCGCCGGCGCCCTTGGCCGTGGAATCGTTGGTGCACGCCAGGAACAGGCAGCGGCTGTCCGCGGCCTCGACCCAGTCAGCAATGTCCTCGATGTCGGCCTGGACGCGGCTGGTCGACAGCAGCGCATACCAGTCGGGATCTTCAGTTACGATGTCGTCCAGCGAGGTTGCGATGGTGCCGACGACGCCGGCCACCTTGAACGTCGCCACCCGCGGCTGCTGAGCCAGCAGCGCCGCAGCCATCTTGTAGGCCGCGTGGTAGCTCTTCCAGCCGTCGTCGCGCATCTCGCTGAGCGTGCTGTACGTGCGGATGTCGGGATTGCCCGCGACCGACGCCTTGAAGTTGCTGTGGTCGAGGATGAGCGGGATACCAAACGAGGTCCGCGGAGTGGCGGCCGACTCGATGCCCACAGACAGGTTGATGATTCCGCTCATGTGTTCCTCACGTTACGTCAAATGTCCGCTTGGGAGTGGGCGCCACCGTGGTCTCGCCGATCACCTCGGCGATGTAGTTCCCGGTCTCGTCCAGCGTGTCCACCGTCGAAACCGTCACGTCGCACTGGGCCCGGCTCTCAGGTCGGGTCGGCAGCAGGGACGTCAAGTCCCGCACGCTGCCCACGGTTTGCACGCGGACGCCGGCGGCCACAAGTGCGGCCCGGTCCGCCTCAAGGTTCAGCTTCTGCAGCGCCGTCCCCAGCAGCACGTCGGCGCGTGTGGCGCCGGTCGTGTCGTCGGTGAATACCTGCAGGCTGATCACATGGGTACGGAAGAAGCGAGACGTCAGCTTGCCCGCCGTGGTCGTGCTGCGGACCTTTTCGTCGGCGCTGGCGGCCACGCCGTCCGGCACATCGGAGACGGTCACCTGTATCTGGCCGAACGGCTTGGCCGGCCGGGGCATGTCCTGGTTGGCCCAGAACACCGGGTAGCCCAGCGCGCCGGCGAACCATGTGGCCAGTCCGGCCCGTGCAGTCGTTGCCAGCGCCATTACACGTCCTCCACAAGTACCAAGCGCCGGTAGCCACCATGGGCGCTGTAGGCGCGTACATCGAGCGGCTCAAAGGCCGTGCCGTCGATGATGATCTTGTCCGGCAAGACGCCCTGCCCGTCGCTGCCCGTCCGCACGTCGGCCGTCGTGTGCATCAGCCACTTGGCCCGACTGCGCACGCCCTCGGCAAGCAGCTGCATCGTCCTGGCATCAGGCACCTGCAGGCAGGCCTGGACGGTCGTGTCCGTCGCAGCTCCGGCCGTGTAGATGCCGTTGGACGCGGAGCCGGTCGCATAGCGACGCCGGGTCACGGCGGTCTCGGCCAAGTCGGCTACCACATCGGAGACGTCGATCATCGCTTGTCCCCCTCGCCGCCTACCTTGTAGGCCAGACTGCCGATCAGCTGTCCGGTATCGATCAGCGGCGTGTGCGACCCAGCCATGCCGGCAACGCCGCCACCGTGCCCGGCCTTCTTGTCGCGGCTGGCGATCGTCGTGGCCGACAGCTCGGGTTTGACTCCGGCCTGCAGCAACTCGCGGATGTCGCCCAGGATCAACTCGCCCAGGAACTCCAGCACCTCAGGAGCGTCGTACTCACCGTCGACCAGGCGCTGCACGCCGAGCTTGGCCCGGTCGCCGATCTCGGTCTGCTTGGACGCCACCCCGGCCCGCAGGAAACTGCGCTCGGGAATTCGCGACGTACCGAACTCATGGACCGCAGCCAGCTGCGCCATGTTGATCGGCTCGCCCTTGTCGTCCTTGTGCGCCGGCGCATCGCTGTGCACGCCGACCGTCAGCTCCAGTTTGTGCAGGTGACGGATCTTGCCGTGCAGCGCGTCGAGGCGTCGGCGGTCGTCCAGCTCGACGCTCATCAGAGCACCCGCGGCCCGCCGCCGGCTGCCCGCAATAGCAGCGTCAGCATCCGGCCCCATTGCGTGGTCTGGTAGGCACCGGCAGCGACGTCGGGTGTCGAGTACTGGGTTTCAACGTCGCCAACCTTGCGACTTGTCACCGAGCCGCCGGAGCCCGCCGCGCCGCCCGTGCTGCTCTGGAGCTGGTGACAGGTCCACAGCAGCACGGCCTGGTCGTAGTCGTCGCCGAGCTTGGAGGCCGACAGGTGGGTTGGGGCGAACCCCAGCCACGTATTGACCACAGAATCAGTGACGGCCGCAAAGGCCGGGGCAAACGCCTTGACCTGTGCGGCCGTCACTGCCATGGTTGCCTCGGGACTGCTGAGCTACGGGATGCGCAGCGAGCGCATTGAGACCTAGATGCCGTAGAGGATGCGCATCGCCAGCGGCTTGAACACCGCGACGCCGCCGGCCTGAGCGTGACAGGGCACGATGTAGCCGAAGCCGATCTGCTGCGGCGCCAGTTCGCTGAACGGCAGCGCCATGATGCGGCCGGCGACCATCGGGTCGAACCGGTACAGCAGGCCCCAGGCATCGCTGCCGCCGCCAGCGCCCGTCTCCATCTCGCTGTGCGAGGTGATCTGGAAGTCGGTCTGCTGGGTCGCGGCCGCCAGCACCATCTGCAGGAACTGCAGCACGGTGATGTCGGTGCCGTTGCTGCGCTTCATCATCGCCAACTGGCTGTAGCGGCTGGACGGCAAGGCCAAGCGGTTGGGCCGCAGGGCCTTGTTGCCCTTAGTGGCCGCTTCGATGGCGGTCACTTCGGTCTGCACATCGGTCTGGATCTCGTCCGCTTCCTTGTTGGCCCACAGGCGGCTCAGCGAAGCGCCCACGGCCACGTTGGTCTTGACGATGTTGGCGTCAGTCAGCACGCCCGGCAGGCCGCGCTTGGTATCGCCGGTCCAGATGGCCGTATTGATGTCCTGCTCGATGATGCGGCGAGCGGCCACGCCCTTGAGGCTCTCCAGCGGGTAGCCCAGCTTGGCACGCTGCTGCTCGCCAATGTCGTAGCCGTAGTGGCTGGTGAACGTACCGATCGGCGTGCTCTCCTTGCTCGCGTTGACCTCGACCGCCGGGCCGAGACCCGAGTAGCCGCTGCCCGACGAGCCGCCGACCAGCATCTCGACTTCCGGCCAGGCGTAGCTGGTCGCACCGGGAGGCGGCTGGTCGGGAGCCAGGGGCAGCAGCATGGTGCCCGACAGATCGGGGTACACGGCCAGGTGCGCCTGGGTCGACAGGTGCTCCAGATGCCGCTCGAACGCGATGGCATCGGCGCGCGACACCACGGCGCCATCGACGCCCATCCAGCCGTCGCGGGTGATGCGATCGGCCAGGCCGGCGAACGGATTGGCCGGGATCGAGTCCGCCCGCAGGTGCATCCCAGCGGTGGCCAACAGGCGCTTCATCTCTTGCTGCAAGTGCATTTTCTCTTCTCCCGCGCCCGAGAGCGCCCGTTGTCCCTGTGTCGAGTACCCAGTTCAGCTCGCTACTACGGCAGCGAGATCTCCAACTCGGCATAACCGTCAGCCACCGCGCCGTCGGCCTTCCAGCGGGCACCGGTGATCTGGTAGTTCTTGCCGCCGTCCGAGGTCTTGCCGAACATGCCCTTCTTCTTGGCACCGTCGTCGGTGTACCGCAGGTAGACCGGGTCGTTGACCGACACGTCTTCCTCGATGATCGCCATACCCGTGCCGCGCTGCAGCACCGGGACCGGCTTGTTCTGGGCATAGCCCGTCGCGACGTTCTCGGCTTCGAGGCTCTGATCGTCCCAGACCAGGCCGGCGGGCAGGTCGGTCGAGGCCGCCGGCACACGCACGCAGTCGTTGCCGCTGGCCACGTCGATGCACACGCCGTAGCCCAGCTTGATCGCCGTGCTCAGGTTGTTCAGGTAGCTCTCGGTCTTGTCGCTGTGCTCGCGCTTGGTGCGCATGCCGGCGTAGCCGATGGTAGGATTGGAAACAGTGGTCTGCGGCATGGCATCCTCTCTGGGTCAGGTTGACGAAACAGTCCTTGGCGTCGCTGAGGCTTAGCCCGCGACCAACTTGGCCGGGTCGATACCGGCGGCCCGGGCCCGCGAGATCGCCACGGCCGCGGCGCGCGAGGTGGTGCTGTCGGCCTTGGTCTCTTCGCCGTCGGCCTTGGTCACCAGGGTCTTGCCGGCCTGGATGACCGGGCTGGCAACGCCGGTGTCCATGACCGCATCGAACCGCGCGGCCAGATACTCCGAGCTCTTGCCTTCCAGCTCGGCCTTGGGCTGAGCCTTCAGGATGACCGCCTTGCGCAGATCGTCGTCGCTGGCGTCGACCTTGAACGCCTCGCCCAGCACCTTCTGCGCCTTGCCTTCGAGCTCGATGCGAGCGCGAACGCGGGCCTCCGCCTTCTTGTCGGCGTCGGCGCTGTCGGTCTTGAGCTTCTGGCTCTCGGCTTTGGCGGCGTCGCGCTCGCCCTCGGCCTGATCCAGCTTGGTCTTGAGCGCCTTGGCCTCGTCCTGGGCGGCCTTGATCGTGGCGTCCTGGGTATCCAGGTGCGCGCTGATGGCCGTCGCCTGGCCGGCGTCTTCGATGTCCAGAGTCACTCGGCCGATGGTGATGCGCGAAGGCATAGGCTTTCTCCTGCTGTCGTCGGCCACCGGGGCCGGGTTCGTCTCGGGGTCGACTTGCTCGGCGCCGTCCATACGGACCCGAACTTCAGAACCCTGCCGGGCTCGGTCGACCAGGGCGACGTGGTTGCACTTCCGATTGACCTGCACCGCGTCGTAGCGCTGACCTTGAAACTCGCCCGACTGGGCCACAAGTGTGCAGGTGTAGCCGCAGCTCAACTCACGGGTGCCAGCCCGCAGCCGGTCCACACCGTCCTTACGGGTGATCGACATCGGCGCGACCTGGCGACCACTGCGGACTGCGACCGAGTCGCCGAGCTGGCCGATGACCCAGTCCTTGGCGTTGTCGGCCTTGACTAGCGCCGGCGGGTGGCCAAGCGTGACCGGTGCCATCTTGCAACTGGCCAGCCACGTCGGGTCTTCCAGGGTCGTCGCCGGCACGTACTCGCCGTACACGGTGCCGTCGGCTTTGCGGTACTGGAACACGCCGACCCGGGCGATGGTGCCCTCGCCACGGTAGAAGCCAGTGACCGGGTCGAAGCCAGCGGCCGCGTCCAGGGTCACCCGGTCTTCGCGGTAGACGGTCTGGGGCTCGGGATTGGTCGGCTTTCCGTTCATGCCGGCAGGGTCGGGCCGGTGGGCGGGGAGCGACAAGTGCGCCGAGCTAGGCGCGCTTAGCCCGACCGCCGTACTCGGCCAGTGTGGCCTTGGTCGCCGACTCGTACTCGGCCGGCGTCATGACCTCGGCCTGCTCGATGTCCTGGGCCGAGACCACCGGGATCGCCACGCACCGACACTGAATCGGCTGGCCAGGGTGGCCAGGCGGTGGCGGCGACTCCCAGCTAAACACACGTCCTTGCAGCGCAATATGCTCGGGCCGCTCGCGCGCGTCCATGACGCCCTGCCAGCGGTAGTGGTTGATGCCGAGCTTTTGCTGCCGGGCCTGGGTCAGCGCTCCGTTGTACTTATTGACCTGGTCGCGAGCGATGAGACGGGCCCGACGTTGGCCGATACCCTGCTCTTGCTCTATATCCTTTGCCAATGTTTCCCAGCGCTTACCCGACTCAACGCCGGCACGCACCTTGTCGTCGATGCGTTGACGCATCTCTTCGGGGATGTCCTTGATCAGCGCCGTATTTTCGCGCACGAAGCGGTCGCGGGCCGCCTGCAGGTACGCGCTCCCCTGCAGCGGCTGCACAGCGAGACCCAGTTCGCGCGCCACGTCTGCCACGTTGGCCCCGTTGTAGATCTCGACCCGCGCGGCCGCCTGGGCCACCACCTCTGCGCTCAGCGGCGCTAGGCTGTGCACCCGGATCTTGAAGCGGCCGAGGGCCTCGAAGATCTTGATGGGCTTGGGCGGTGGTGGCGCGCCGTCGGCGTCCTGCCGTTGCTCGGCCGCCAGGTCGCGGAGCACCGGCAGCAGCAGCTCGTCGACCAGCTTGGCCACGGCCGTTGCTACCCGCTCCAGCTGCAGCGCATACCACGCCTCAATGGCCAGCGGCGCCGCGACTCGCGGCAGGCGGACCGGCGGCATCTGGGCCAGCTCGGCTAGACGCCGTGCGTTGAACTGCTCAGGGTTGAGGCTGGGGCTGGCCGGGCTCGGGATTGGCTGGCTGCGGCCCAGGCGCTCCGGCCGGGTTGCTCGGCTGGGGCGGGACGGGCGGCTTGGTCGGGTTGGCCGGGGTGTTCGCGGCTGCAAGGTCGGCCTCCTCGATCTTCTTGCTGATGTCCTTGTTCAGCTTGAAACCCTCAATCCCCGTGCGCATCTCCGACGGTTCGAGTGCCCCGGCCTTGTAGTAGATGTCGGCCGTCTGGGCCTGCTTGTAGCCCATGTCCGTCTCGGCCGCCTCGTCGCGCGGGCTCAGTTCGCAGGCTTCGAGCTTCCAGTTGTCGGGCTCGGCGCCGAACGGGCCCTCCTTGGCCAAGAAAAGCAGCTTGGTCAGGTAATGCAGCGGCGGCGTGACGTGCCGTTCCTGCAGGCCTTCGATGAACGCGTCCCATGTCTTGGTGTCTTCGGTGGCACCGGCCAGCTTGCCCTGCTGGTTGCCATAGAGCCGGGATTGCGGCATCCGCAGCGCGCCGCTGCGCTCCAGTTGCATCCGGTCCAGCAGCGCCGGCAGGCCGGTGATCGGCGTGCCCATGCGGGTGTATTCCTCGGCATCCGCGTCGATCATGGCCAGGCCCGACATGCTCAGGCCCATCTTGAACGCCAAGAACCGGGCCAGGATCTCATCTTCCCGCTTGCCCGACAGCAGCAGCGCCAAGTCCTTGATCTTGAGCACACCCTGCACGAACGCCTGGCCGGCCGACGCCGCGCCGTCCAGCACTAGGCCATAGTTGCGCTCGGTGTCGTAGACCGATTCGATGCAGCTCAGGCCCCAGCTCTGCAGCTCGCGGCGCCGGTCCTGGGTCACCTGGCGGCCCTCGAACCGCAGCACCCGGCTGTGGTGCCAGACGGTCTGCGAGCCACCCCATGGCGGCATGATCAGGTACGACCGCGGGTAGCCAAAGGCCGGAGAGTTCGGGTCGTCTTCCCACTCGTGCGGCTTGACGTAGCGCCGGTCGAACAAGTGCAGATAGCGCACTGCCTTGATGGCGTTGACGTTCAGCGGCTGGTCGAGTTCCTGGCCGTCGTCGGCGCCGATGAGCAATGCCGCTCCTCCGAACACCCGGGCCCACATGAGCGCGTCTTGAAACAGCACCTTGCAGTTGAGCCGCTTATGCTCAGACTCCAGCTTTTCCTCGATGTCGTCTTCGGCCTTGTCGTCGTCCTTGGCGACCTCGACCTCGTACCAGGCCTTGACCATATCCTCGGCCGGGGCCGTGCAGAACCGCTCGATCGCCCAGTTGCTCTCGAACAGGGCCAGCAGTTCCTCGTCGCTGAGCTTCAACGCCCGACGCTTGAACTCGCCGTGCACCCGGCTGTCCGAGTTCTTGATGCCCAGCTGGGTGAACAGGTTTTCCCATCCGTCCTGCCGCAGCAGCGCCTGGGAGACTCTTTGCAGTTGGTCGTTGTCGCTCATGTGCCCATCCTGAAGTGCTTACTTCCAGCTAAACAGTCCGCCGAGGCCAGCTCCCTGCCGCAGCCAGGCCATCGCTTGACTCGTTACGTCGACCTCTTCGTCATGGTCGACCTTGGGAAACGCCAGCAACTTGCGCTTGTATTCGGCCTTCCACGGCGCCACTTTGGGCAAGAGGAAGTCGCCGGCGGCCATCGCTCCGGTCTCGGCGATCATGCGCAGCTTCTTGTTGGCGTTGGGCAACACGGCCACGATCTTGCCCACGGGCAGGTTGCGCCGCTTGATCGCCTTGATCAACTCGGTGCCGTTGCCCTTGTCTTCGATCAGCAGCACGTCGGGCCGGTGCCGCTCGACCTGGGCCACCACGTGGGCCTCAAGGCCGGGCAAGTCCAGGCGCCCCGTCCACAGGTCGACCACGTAGGTCTTGGGCTTGAGATGGTCGTAGACCGCCAGGCCGGCCGGGTCGTTGATCTCGGCCTCTTTGATCGCCGTGTCGATGGACATGACCCGCGTGACCAGCTTGCGCTCGGGCAACGCAGCATACTCGTGCTCGAGCCAGGCCCGCAGGATCACCTGGCCGTCGGGCGGGCTCGGCTCTTGGCCGAACAGGGCCTGCCACAGGTACGGGCCCAGCGTCCGCTCTTGCTGCTGCAGCTGGGCCAGCGGGTAGCGCTCGGGGTGCAGGGCCTCGCCGGCCAGGCGCAACAACTGTCCGCCGTCCCACTCGTCGTGCGTCGCAATGGCCGGGAACTTCAGTACGTCCCACTGGTCACCGTCCTTGGTCGCCTCGTCCTGCAGCCAGCCGGCCAGGTCGTCTTGATGCCAGCGGGTCATGGTCAGCAGCACACCGCCGCCAGGGGCCAAGCGCGTGTAGGCATTGGCGCGGTACCAGTCTTTTTGCTTACGCCGGTACTCGGGGCTGTCAGCCTCTTCGATGCCCTTGACCGGGTCGTCGATCAGCAGCACGTGCGCGCCGCGACCGGTCATCGGCCCGCCGACGCCGCTGGCGCTAAGGCCGCCGCCGCGCGTCGTCTTCCACTGCTCAACCGATTCGCGCCGCTGGCTCAGGCCCAGGTTGCGGAAGCTCGCCTTGGTCGGCGGCGCCTTGACGCATTCGAGCGCATCGCGGCTCAGGTCGTTGCTCAGGTCCTGGCCGTACGTGGCCAGCATGATCTCGTGGTCGGGGTAGTGGCCCAGGTGCCAGACCGGGAATCGCCGGCTCACGATCTGGCTTTTGCCTGACCGCGGCGGCATAAAGACCATAAGGCGCGGGCCCTTGCCTGCCGCTACGTCGGCGCTGAACTGCTGCAAGCGCCGGCACAGCAGCGCATGAACCCAGCCAGCCTTGTAGCCCGGCGTGGTGTCCTGAACGAATTGCAGCAGGTCGTTGCGCCGGCTCGCGTCGTCCAGCATCCGCAGCAGCCGCGCCCTGGGCAGCTGTTCGAGCAGGTCAGCGAGCATCTTTGATCAGCGCCCGCATCTGGGCCACGGTGCCGGCGTCCAGGCGCTCCAGCTCGTCCCGCAGCATCGCCTCGACATCGGTCTCGCCCTGATGCTCCGCCAGGCCCCAGGCCTGCCGCTCAACAAGGATCCGCTTGCACCGCACATCGCCGAGCTGCTTGACCACCCGGGCCCGGTCGGTCGTCGCCAGGCCCGTGTCGGTTGCCGTCTGGCGGATGAGACGGGCTTCGAGCTTGCGCAGCTCGGCCAGGTCAGCCCTGTGGCTCACAATGATCTGCGCCGTCCGCTCGGCCGCTGAGGCTACCACCTCGACTTCGGCGTGCGCGGTGCGTAGGCCGGTCCTGGGGTCGATCGAGCTCGCGGCAATTTTCGCCGCACGCAAAACTTTGTCATCGAGTAGTCTTGACCACTTATCGTTCTTGGCCCGCGACCGCACCGAGCTTTCAGGGACGTTGTGCCGCCGCGAGATCTCGCGCACCGACAACTTGCCCTCGGTATAGTCCCGCTCGATCGCTTCCCAGTCTGCCGTCTTGCTTTTGGTCGCCTCGCCCATGTTCGCAGGGTTGCGCACGTATCGACCGCGCAACAGTGCGCACGACGCAGCGGACCCTACGCGCCAAAGGCCTCTGCGCGGCCACGGATGACCTGGTCGTCAACCTCGGCCAGCTGATGCCGCAGTTCACTCATGGTCGGCCGCGCCGGTGCCTTGTGGATCGGGTAGCGCGGCAGGGTGGCCAGCCACGCGTCGTAGTCCTTGGGCTCTGGCATACCAGGTTGCGGCATGTACCGCAGCAGCGTCGGTGTGTTGCGGACAAGCCAGTCAAGCACAGCGCTGCCCCTTCCGCTTGCGACGAGCAGCTGCTTAGCCCGAAAGCGCACCGATGGGAACTTAGCGAACTGGGCCAAGAAGCTGAGGCGATTGGTCGCCACGCTGCGGTCGACCCAGCGGCCGAGCTGCTCAACCGCAGCAGTCTCAATCGCCTCGACAGGGCTGCCGGTATAGCTGATGACCAGCTCCAACCATTCCTCGGCATCGGGTAACCGGTGCATCTGCCGCAGCGCCTGCAGCACGGCCGTCGCATCGGTGCCTGCGTCGAGGGCCTGCAGCCATACCGAATCGGCAATGCGACGGTTACGGCAAGCGATGCAGCCAACCGGGTCAAAGATCTTTACGCGTTTCCCATACTTGAACGCCGCGAAGATCAACGCTGCCCACGCCTGATCAGTGTCGTCGCGAAGGGC